TTAATATCTTATATTGATTATCATTAGTCAATTATTTTTGCATTTAAAATTCAATTAATTTATTTTTTATATTTTTAAATGGAGCATCCCAATTACCAAATTTAACTTGCCTAAACACTCTTGTTGTATTTTGATACCAAGGCGAATGCTCGTCTCCAAATGCCCATATATGATACGGCAATATTGGAACGATAACCCATGTTGGCTTCCCCATCGCTGAAGCAACATGAGCTATGCTAGTGCAGGATGTAATTACAAGATCAAGGTTCTCTATCGCGGCAGCAGTGTCTTCCCACGATAAGAGCAAATGATTCAGGTCGTTTATTGTTTTTGGCAACTCAATAATATCGTTGTCTTTCTGAAGACTGTAAAATTGGATGCCATCAATTTTTGCAAGATCAAGCATCAGGCTCGCATCAAACTTGCGATATTGTTGATGCTCAAATTGAGGATTTCCAGCCCATCTTATTCCGACCTTTAGTTTTTCAGATGATATTATCTTACTCCAATTTTCAATGTTAGACTTTGCGGCAGAAATGTATGGCTTATTTGGAAGTGTGGTGAAGTCGTGTCCTAGCAACCACACTGCGCTGAATGAAGGAATCCAGTAGTCATGTTTTGTTTTTTCTATATCTTCTACCGATATGCAACTAGATACTCCGTCGATTCTGGAAATTAAAGAATGCAATGATTTACAGCAACAGGAGATGCACTTTCCACCACGCTCTTTGATGTCTTTTGCAAACCTAGCTTTTATTACCTGATCCCCAAGTCCACCTTCAAGGTTCAAGATAACGACTTTGTTTTTTAATGTTTTAACGCCATTCCAGATCGGTTTGTCTGTTTTTATTCTGCCGCTTCCGTAAACATTAATAAATCTTCCTGCATCAAGTAGCTGGTATCCTTCTTGTAACTTTCCTTGATTTATTAAAAACCAACCACGATTAAATTGATGTCTAAAATCGTTAGGGTTAATTTTTTCTAATCGTTCACATATTGACCACGCTTGTTTTTTATTGCCCTCAATTAATGCTTTTAATTGTTTATCAAGAAGGTTATTGTAATTTAACATTTATTTTATTAAATAGAAAATCCTAGAAGTCCCAGCGAATTATTTTGCCCTGCAGAAACTTGCGTCCAAGATAATGCGCCAATCTGAACTGGAGATGACTTATCTACTACTGTTCCATCTCCAAGCTGGCCACCACCATTATACCCCCAAGCAAATAACAATCCATTACTACGAATTGCTAGTGAATGATTACCTCCAGCAGATACTTGGCCCCAAGAGAGAGAACCTATTTGAACTGGAGATGATTTGTTAACTATTGTTCCATCTCCAAGCTGGCCAGCAGGATTATAGCCCCAAGCAAATAACAATCCATCGCTTCTAATTGCTAGTGAATGATATGAAATGCCAGCAATTTTATTCCAAGACAATGCGCCAATCTGAACTGGAGATGATTTGTTAACTGTTGTTCCATCTCCAAGCTGGCCAAAATTATTCCTTCCCCAAGTGAATAACCGACCATCGCTGCGAATCGCTTGTGTGTAATAAAGGCTAACAGATACTTGGCTCCAAAGCAACGCTCCAATCTGAACTGGAGATGACTTGTTAACTATTGTTCCATCTCCAAGCTGGCCAAAACCATTATACCCCCAAGCGAATAACCGACCATCGTTGCGAATCGCTTGTGTTTGATTACCTTCAGCAGATACTTGGCCCCAAGAGAGAGAACCTATTTGAACTGGAGATGACTTGTTAACTGTTGTTCCATCTCCAAGCTGGCCACTACTATTATACCCCCAAGCAAATAACAATCCATCGCTTCTAATTGCTAGTGAATGATATGGACTGCCAGCAACTTGACTCCAAGACAATGCGCCAATCTGAACTGGAGATGACTTATCTACTACTGTTCCATCTCCAAGCTGGCCAACAACATTATACCCCCACGCAAATAACAATCCATCGCTTCTGATTGCTAGTGAACGAGTACCGCTAACAACTTGACTCCAAGACAATGTGCCAATCTGAACTGGAGATGACTTGCTAACTGTTGTTCCATCTCCAAGCTGGCCAAAACTATTTTGACCCCAAGCGAATAAGTTTTGCCTAGAAGAAAGAAGCCTGTTAATTAACAGTTTTTTAGCTGTAAATCCCATATATTAATAATTCTGTCCACTTACGAATGCAAACCAGTTTGTTCCCCCGTCATGCGTAACGAATGTAAATGTATCAATCTTGTTATTCGTTGTTGTTATTGTTGGTGATCCTGCCGACCCCCACCTAACAGAGGAAGGCCAAGTTACAGCATACGCTGTTCCATTTGCAACAAACTGAAGATTAAATGAGAATACCTTTGGAGATGCTGGTGGGTTTGAGAACACTACAGATGTTATTGCATTCAGCGTTACATAGAAAAATGTAGCTGTAGATAGATTTAGCGTAAGCGTTCCAGCAGAAATCGCAGGAGTTGCTTTTGTTTCAACAGGAATCCCAAATATAGCTTCTCCAGATGTGGTTATTGTTGTAAAAGATGCGTTTGTTGGAATTGTTCCAGTTGCACCTGTAATTCCTGTAGCTCCAGTCAATCCAGTCAATCCAGTAGCACCAGTTGCACCTGTAATTCCTGTAGCTCCAGTTGGTCCAGCAACTCCAGTTGCACCAGTAGCACCTATTCCAGTAGCTCCCGTTGCGCCAGTTGCTCCAATTCCTGTAGCTCCAGTTTCTCCTACACCAGTTGCTCCAGTAGCACCAACTCCAGTTGCACCAGTTGATCCAACTCCAGTCGCACCTGTAGCACCAATTCCAGTAGCACCTGTAGCTCCTACACCCGTAGCCCCAGTAGCACCTGCTCCTGTAGCTCCAGTAGCTCCACTTTCACCTATTCCTGTAGCACCAGTAGCTCCTGCTCCAGTCGCACCTGTAGCTCCACTTTCACCTATTCCTGTAGCACCAGTAGCTCCTGCTCCAGTCGCACCTGTAGCTCCTGCACCAGTAGCTCCTTGAATACCTGTAGCTCCAACTCCTGTAGATCCTGTTAGTCCAGTCGCTCCTTCTGGACCAGTTGCACCAGTAGCACCAAATCCAGTTGCACCACTTGGTCCAGTTGTACCTTGTATTCCAGTAGAACCAGTAGCTCCTTCAACACCTGTAGCTCCATTAGGTCCAGTTGCACCTTGAATTCCAATAGAACCAGTAGCTCCTTCAACGCCTGTAGCTCCTGTTGCTCCCTGTATTCCAATTGCTCCATCTAAATTAATTTCCCATGGAGTTAAATTTGTTCCAGATCCAACAGATAATTGTACATTAACAACCAATTGTCCTGTTGTTTCACTATATGAAACAACTGACCCTCGCATTAATTGATTATATGAATAAGAAATTATTACGTTTTGAGAAATGGAATAATCTAAATAAAGTTCTGATGTAGTTAAAGTTATATTGCCACTAGAAACAATGTCTAATGTAGTATTACTTGTTGTATGGTATCTATCTCCATCTGCGCCAATGTTTCCAGTAGCTCCTTGTATTCCAGTAGCTCCTTGTGGTCCAGTAGAACCCTCTGGTCCAATGTCTCCAGTAGCTCCCCGTGGTCCAGTAGTTCCTTGAATTCCAGTCGCTCCTTCTGGTCCTATTTCTCCAGTAGCTCCCATTCCAGTAGCCCCTTGAGGTCCAGTAGCTCCTTGAATGCCTGTAGCCCCAAGTCCAGTTGCACCAGTAGTTCCTTGTAAACCAGTAGCTCCTTCTGGTCCTGTAGCACCTTGAATACCTGTAGCACCTTGAATACCAGTTGATCCAATATCTCCTTGAACTCCAGTAGAACCAGTTAACCCAACATCTCCTTTTAATCCAGTAGCTCCAGTCGCTCCAAATCCTGTAGCCCCATCTGGACCAGTTGCTCCAGTTGGTCCTTCAATACCTGTTGATCCTGTCAATCCCGTTGCGCCAGTATCTCCAGTTAATCCAGTAGCACCAGTTAATCCAGTTGCTCCAGTTTCACCTGTCGTAGAATATAATGCCCACTCAGTATCATCTAATGAAGGATCTGTATAAACATTTGTTGTTACATCCAAACTAATGTAAGTATTATTATCTAATGGCGATACTGCAACTGTATCTTTTACATATGATGCAGCACTCCATAATCCAATAAAGTTTAATACTGTTCCAGTAGCTCCAGTAGAACCTATTGGACCAGTCGATCCTTCAATGCCAGTAGAACCTATTGGTCCAGTAGAACCCTCTGGTCCAGTAGCTCCTTCTGGTCCAGTTGCACCTTGTATTCCAGTAGAACCAGTTGTGCCAACTTCACCAGTTGCACCTAAAGGACCAATGTTTCCAGTAGCTCCTTGTATTCCAGTAGCTCCTTGTGGACCTCTAATCTTTCCTATATTATTCCATGTCAATCCATCCCAAGCATATCCATCATCATTAGGGTTAGTAACAATATATAAATCACCAACTTCATTACCAATAGTTGGTAAATCACCTACATTATCTACAGTTCCTTTTAATAGCAATGATGTTCCAGTAGCTCCTTGTAATCCAGTTGCCCCCTGTGGACCAGTGGCTCCTATTTGTGTAGCTGCAATAGCTGTATTTGTTGTTATTTTATACAACAAATTCCACGAACCATCACCGACTTCAGGTTGTTCTGGACCAAGGTTAGATGTAATCTTAGCTAAAAGATTACTTTTAGAATCTGATATTTCTGGAAAAAATGACATTAAATTAAATCATCCCAAGTTTTTTTGCTTTATCACTAAGTTGTGATGCGTATCCTTGCTCTTCTTGTGGAGCTTCAGACATTTCATCTTCATTAGGTTCAGGCATTTCTTCTTCCATTTCACCAGAAAGAGGAAACCCATCAACTGCAACTAAATAAAATTTACCTTCGCCATCATAGCGAATTTTTGCGAGAACTTCTTTTTCTTCTCCTTCTTTCATGTTTGAATAATCAAACCCTTCTGGAGCAGAAAACTCTACATTGCCTTCAGCTGATTCATTTTCCATTTCGTTCTCGCATGCTGGACAACCTTTACCACCGCATTCTTCACACATACCCTTACCCTTACCTCCACCTTTACCAACTCCAATAATAATTGCCATTCCGTTTTTATCTTTCATGATTTTTGTTTGCTAATTTTATTTGAAGTGAGGGGGGATAGAACCCCCTCACCTCAAGTTGGTTGTTAAACTACTCTAGCTTACGAGCAAGCAGAGTAGATGGTTGCTGGAGTGCAACGCTGATGCATGATTGCATAACCCCACTCAGGACGCTTAACTTGCGAACCTTGCATGAACAAGGCAAAGAAGTAGCCATTGATTCCAAGAATGTTATCAGCATTATCCTTGTTGTTGATCCAAGTGAACTCACCACGATAGTTAACAGGATCGAATTTCAATCCGCTACCAGGGCTAGTGATGACTTGAGCAACACGGGATGTATAAACATTCGGATTGTAGATGAAACTAACTTCGTAAGGAGCCGAGCGATAAGCAGGGTTCACTACTGATTTAAGACCAGTGGAAGCTGCTGCTGTGACGAAGAATGGTACACGAACAAACGCACCATCAACGAAGTCATAGCGAGGAGCCTGACGATCAACTAAGTGGACGAAACCACTGTAGCTGAATGCAGCACCAAATGGCTTGATCAACTCATCGACCTGAGAAGAGAAGCGAAGATCCTGACGGATATCTGCATTCTGTTTCTTGAGGTAGTTGCTAGTTTCTGGCGAGCAGATAAGAGCATACTGAGGTTCACCATCAACCATTGCGTAATTGCCTTCAGCGGCATCGCGGCTCAGATCGAGATAAAACTGATCCAAGATACCTTGATCCAATGCGAACAAAGGAGCAACGGAAGGGAATGGTTGATTGCTTCCACTGGTGGACATTGCCAAAGAATCAGCAACATCGAGAACAACTTTGTTACCAGCGAGACGAGAGAACTCATCACGATAACGATTGCTCCAGAACCACTGAGAGTTTTCTTTAAGAACTTTAACTTCACCAGCAAGCTGCTCTTCAGCTTTCCATGCTGTACGAAGATCGTTCACACAGAAACCAGGGCTGCGAATAGCTGCCTGTTGAAGATTATAACTACGGAGAGTGCGAGCAAACTCAACAACTTGTGGTGTTGGATTGCAAGAGTTACCCGTGCCAGTATTAATTCCAACGTCTGCCCATGCTGTAGATCCAGCATCAGGAACAGTGGAGCGTTCTTGAACTAAAGTTTGAATAGTCTCACCCATTCCAGCAGGAAATGTATCTTGCTTGATAAGGCGGTTCCATGGATCAGTTGCGATCAGTTTAGCGGAGATCATTTCTCCGATACGACCCGCTTCATGCTGAAGCTGGTTATTTACGTTGTCTAAAGGTACGGACATATATTTATATTTTCTAATTTAATTTGTTAAACTTATTTTTTATCAATGGTTTCATTAAGTGAAATCACGATAACTTGATTATCCTATACTGAGCCAGTGTATAAGCCATTAAGGTGTTTATTAAAGCTCTATTAATTTGTACTGATTTATGGGTCAGCGTCCATGATATAGTTATTTCAACAGACAATATCAATCTGCAATTTGATTGTTACGTTATTGTTAAAAATAATGCAAGTTTTTTTTAACAAAAAAAGAGGATGCTTTTAACATCCTCTTTTTTCATTAATATTATTTGTTTTAAGTTGCCATCCTTGACACTAGACCTTTAACAAAATCATCTGTATCCATCTTCGTGTAATCAATAGATTTCCTAGACTCTTGCGGAGTACGTGGAGAGTTGCCACTATTAACGGATGGCGATGAACTCCTGATTTTTACATTATTTTCTTTTGTTTCATCCAACTGAGATTTCAATGTGTTGATTTGCTCAATCAGGTCAGGCAATACAGTTGCTCCAAGAATTCCATATACCTTTAGGTTTTCAGGCCAAGAATCATAATCCATTAGTTCTTTTTTAAGAGTCTCTGAATTAGGTCGCTTGTCTTCAGGAAGCAAATTAAATACCTTTTCAGCTACCTTTGGAAGAACATCAGAAATTGCACTTTCACGTTGAGCGTAATATTGCTCCTTTTGTGATTGCATTTCTTTATTTTGGTTTTGTAATGATGCATCATATGCTGCTTTAGAATTCGCTTCAATATCTGCTTTCCTATTTTCAATCTGCAACAAGTTGTCAGCTAATGCCCAAACTTTAGTTTTATCTCGTTCAGACCAATCGGCAATAACTGACTCTAGTTCTTGAGGATTGCCATTAACGTCAGCTTGGATTGCGTTAATTAAAGATCCAGCATCAGTTTGATTTCGTTTAGCAAAATACTCAACATCACTAATGATCCCATTTAATGGCTCAGTTATATATTGTTTCCATTCTTTTGTAGCTTGAACCCTTGTTAAATAAAGTTCCCCATCAATTGAATCACGCTCACGTTGAATCTCTTCAAGGTTTGCTTTTAATTCAGCAACTTCTTTAGCTTGTTGATCAAATTCTTCACCACGCTTCTTTAGATCAGATAACTCTTTTTGAGCAGACTTTAATTCAACTTCAGCTTGCTTTAATTCTTTCCAACGAATCTTAGCTTTTTCTTCTTGAGGTTGAGAATCTTGATTATCTACATCAACAGATTCATCATTTGATTCGGCATTATTAGATTCTTGTTTTTGTTCACTAGAATCCGTTTTACTATTATCAACATAGTTAATTTTCTTATCAGTTAAGTTTTCATCTATTGGAGCAGTAGGTGTTCTTTCAATGCTAGATGATGTATTTAAATCCATCTTACCAATGGAATCAATGGCTCCACGGAGATTAGAAATAGCCGCATCAGATGATACTGCTTCACTTGTTTGAGGTGCGCTTACGTTTTGTTCTGACATATTTATTATTTATTTACTTTGAATGATTACACGATGACGTGCTGCCCATGGTTTCGTTTTAGTTGTAGAGCTTTTGACTGCTGGTTTAGCTTCAGTCATAGGCTTAACTGCTGTTGTTTTTTTTTCCATAATATTACTCCTGTTGATTGTTTCCTACCATTGAAAGCCTTTCAGCTTCGTTTATTTCATCAACTGAATATAACCCAGTTGAGAAAAGTTTTTGTCTAGCTTGAACAATATATTCTTTATCTAATTCAGAATTCTTCTGACTAGATACTTTAGTAAGAGATTTTAACTTTTGGAAAAACATATCAGCACCAATTGACTTGGCTCCTTCAATTACCATCATATCTCTTAAATCAACCCCAACAGTTGGCCTTGGCTCTTTAGGGACACACTCTTGTTTAACAATCATAAATGCTTCATTAAGTAATGGATCATTTAATAACTGCTCTAAATTTAATACCTTATCTGAGTTTAATTGGAACTCTTGTCTTAATGTCATAAACGTACACCTTGGCGTTGGATCTTGCTTGCAGCTTCAGCATCACGTATAGCTAGTTTTTGTGATGCGTCTTGTTGTTTCATTACCATACGTTGGTTATGTTCTACCATATCCATTTGAAGTTTAGCTTCACGTTCTGCTCGTTGAGCTTCAATTTTAGCTAATGCAACAGCATCAATTTGTGGTTGCTCTTGTTGTTGAGCTTGACCCATCAACTGCTCCTGCTGTTGAGCTTGCTGTTGTTCTCCCATTAACTTTTGAACTTTTAATGTTCCATTATGAAGAATCTCGTCTGCATTCTGTAATGCTTTTCTAAACATAGCAGATTGCTCACGCATAGTTGGATCTCCAGATAGACGCTCCACATGTTGAGAGAAATGTTGATTAAGTGTATTGATCCCTTCAAGCATTGGAGCAATGGATATTGGATCAGATACAAGGGCATCTTGAGCTTTATCAACAAGCGGTTGAAGTGCTTCAAGGTGAACCTTTGCATGGACAAGATCATTCTGCCCATCCAGAACTTGGATTTGACCACCCATAAGAAGTACATTATTTTCAACTTGTGCAAGAGATGCATCAAATGTTGGTTTCTCTTCTTCCCCTGGTTGAACTGCGTAACGTGATGCATTTTCATAACCAGCAGTTTCAGATGCAATATCCCAAATAAGATTCTGTTTTCCAAAGTCAGGAAGTGAACCAAACATACTCATCAACCTATCAAAAGCAATCATGCGTGATGCTTCAGATCCAGCCCCAATTGGCTTAGTGATACGAAGTCGGTCCACATCTAAGTCAAGGAATGCTTTAAGGTAACGATCACTATCACCAAACCCATCATTTCCCCTACTCAATAAACGCTTATGTAGTCCAGCAATATATGAACCACCAGGTTCCCTTGCATCAAAATCCCTGCGTTTCATCCTACGAACCATTTCCCTAACTAATGACTCCCATGGATCAAAGAAAAGATTCAATGCGGATACAGACATCTTAGCAATATTACCCATTTCTGCACGAACTTGGGTTGCTGATTTCTCTGTGCTTGTATTAACTAGAGATTCAGTATTGTAAGCAGATGTACGTTCACGGAAAATCTGAGTAAAAGCATTAACAATTGGCAATGACCCATTACTTACATTAGGAACTATAGTATCCTTAATAACGTCAATATTGGGAGAAAGTAAATTATAGATTCCATTTGGCATGAACTGCATTTCTTGCAATGCCGTCTCATCTTTAGGCTGGAATGTTGGAGCAGAACCAAATGATGCAATCTCAAGCAATGAGCAATAAGCACGATTTAATGCGCCATTAAGCGCAAATACATCGTACCCTTGACCACGTACACCATGATAATATCCATTAGTTCCAACCCCATATGTGAATACTGTGTATGCTTCAAATGTATTAGCAAATCTACCAACCTTTTTATACATGAATTCCTGTACAGCATTATCATCAGAAATCATGTAATGCGATACACGTTGATCAAACTCAGTTACCCATAAATGAACTACACGTATGGACTGCTGATTAGCTGCCTGTGTCGTAAAGAATAAATCATTATTCCGCAATTCAGTTTCTAGCTTCTCCCAATCATACTGACGGAAATTATAATAATTGTTATTATTATTTACGCATGAAATAATAGCCTTCTTACATACCTCAACATCAAACCCGTGCAACTTTGCCATCTCTTCATCTTTGATAAGCTGATACAATTGTGTTGGTGAATAAAAGCGAAGACAAGCAGCAACATCAATGTTCTCCTGACCAATTTCTGTTTTGCGTGGGATCTTGAAATCCGACATGTCAGTTGCCTTCCAACGCCAATCCCATTCGTCATTAAACAAAGCAAGGCCAACTCCATGCTTAATAAAGCTGTTACATAACTTTAAATAAGTTGGAAAGAAATTACGCCATGAACGAATGCATGCAGTTACTTCTTGAGCCACAACATGCTCAAGTTCATCACGTTCATTTGCATTTCCATAATTAGTATTACAACTGAATAATGTTTGAGGGGCATTAATAATATCGGTATATCCAGCAATAGCTGTATCCAATACTTGTTTAGCAAAACCCCAAGAGACATTTACACGATATGACTGACCAGCATTAATTAGCGCACGTTCATCATATGGACGCTCATTATCATAAGCCGCATCAATTTTACTGCGGTCAAAAGCGGAGACGGCATCTGCCCTTCGTAATGTCTCCCAAATCTCATATGCTGATTTTGCGTCTTTGATCCTAGATTCTGGTGGTTTTCCAGTATCTTTTGAAAGTGTCTCTAATACATCGCTCATTCTTCTTGTTCCTTATTTTTTATGGACAACCTATTTTTTCTTTTAGCTTTGTTAATTGAAATAATACGATCCTGTTTTTCTTCAAACTCTTCTACAATATCTTCAGCATCATCAATAGATACTTGTTTTGCAATATTCATATTATTATTTTTATTATTGTTCAACAATAAGTTAAATAAAGATTCATCTTTACACCCGTGAATTACAACGCAATCGTTATTTATGGGTTTATTGTAATGTATATCCCATGCTGAATTAGAAATAGAATCACATACGATTGAATCATTATGTTTTTTATAATTGTTTGTTCTCCAGTTATTTTGAATTAATTTAGAATCATTTAATTCTTTTATTATATACCATTGAATAACAGAAGTCCAGTGCCGTCCAGTTAACGATAAAGAAGAAAGTACTGGTGAATTACAGATTTCAGTTGAATAAACTCCAACGCTTGACATTTTCTGACCAGAAATTGATTCAGGTAATAAGTCGCCATTTTTGCCTTCACAATTCCTTTCTTTTGCTCCAAGGAAAATCTTTGGATTTCTCTTTTCCCTAACAGCTTTAGTTGTGTCAATATAGTATTCAGTAGATATTATATCTAGCCAATTAGCTTTTAATGGAATGGAATCTAACTCAAACCAAAAAAAACTATCATGATCTTTTTTATTTTTCAAATAAGCGCATGTTTGCTGAAAATAATAATTACATGCCATTGGATAACCTAGCATGTTATCATTAATCAAATGAACTTTTGATGTTAGAAATAAATGCTTAACATCATGCTCAAGCTCTTCAATTTCATTTTGATTTTCTTTTGACCCAATAACTAATAGGTCATGGTCAGTTCCAACTGGGAATTTATTTATGATAGATTTAAATCGTCCTATCAGGTGTTTGTCGTGTTTAGATACAGGTATTACTAATAGCATATATTTTTTATATTATTACCACTTCACTTTGTCGGCCCAATGAGCCGCTGACATTTTTCCTTTTGATATATTTTTAGCATGTCTAGCCTTAAATGATTCCCTGCGTTTTCTTTCAGAAGAAGACTCGCCTTCTTTCTTTGGGGAACCAGAAACTCCTTGTTGACCAAATCGAATTGTTTTAACTTTAGATCCCTCTTTAGCTAAAACAACATGGCTTTTAGTAGGATGACTAGGTGTTCGTTTGGGTTTATTTACTCCAGATACACCAAGACGTTTGATAGATGATTTAATAAGCTCACTCATTGTTCATTAATGATTATGGTAATTTGCTGTCTTAACCAATCAGAAAAATTAAGTTTCTTCTTCAAAAGCAATGCTGCCCTAAACTTCATCCATTCAGAAGGCTTTAGTTTCGCTACTACTCTATGTGTTGATTTTTCTTCCACAAAACATATCTTACATAAAGTATATAAGTATGCAATAAAAAAATTGCAGTCACCTAATATATTTGATAATTTATAAAGCATGACATCAGTTCCAATCTACGGACTTCCAATCGAGGGATACATCCACCAGTATGACTTTAACTGGAAAAAAGGCACACATCAAATAGCTATCGAGCTTGCTATGTTTAGAGAAAAGATCACTAAACGAATCCCTGCTGATATTGGTGGAGTTGATACATTCTTTCACTTTAAACGAATAGCTAAGGCATTTTGGCCTGAGAAGGATAATAAAGCACCAGCTAACTTTATATGGCATCCATGGGCAGATAGGATGATTCAAGCGGCATGCAAGCATGACTACATAGCAATAGCAGGGTCAGGTGGATTCGGTAAGTCGGAGGCATTTGCTATATGGGCTATTATTAATTACCTAGCAGATCCAGAGAATACTATTGTTCTAGCTACATCAACAACTATCAAAGCATCTAAACAGCGTATTTGGGGTAAGATTGTAAAGTACTGGACTGTATGCGAGAAGCTAGGGCTTCCAGGTAAACTAATCGACTCATTAAATACAATTAGGTACATAGACAAAAATGGAAAAGCTACTCAAGGCGATCTATCTGGAATCACTCTAATCCCTGGTGAGAAGAAGAAAGAAAAAGATGCTACTGGAAAGATGCAAGGTATCCACCAAAAGAATGTTATCTTTGTAGCTGACGAGTTATCTGAGCTTTCAGAGGCTATTACTGAAGTTGCATTTTATAACTTGAGCAAAGGTTGTGAACGCTTTCAATTTATTGGAATATCCAACCCTGCTTCATACGTTGACGCTTTTGGTAAGTTTGCTAAACCAAAAGAAGGATGGGAAACTATAAACGTAGACGATGATGATTGGGAAACATCCCGTGGAATTTGCTTGCACTTTGATACTCTTAAAAACCCAAACATGATTGCTGGAAAGAAAGTTTATTCATGGATGGATGCTCCTGAAGATTTAGAAAAAGTTCCAGTTGAAGAAAGGAATACTGCTTCATACTGGAGGATGTATCGTGGATTTTGGTGTCCTGCTGGTGTGTCGGATCAAATCTATTCTGAGGTTGAAATACTTAATGCTAAAGCTACAGACAAAGCAATATGGTTAGACAATAATCTGATACGAGTTGCATTCCTAGACCCATCGTTTACTAATGGTGGAGATAGAACTATTCTTTACTTTGGAACTGTTGGGAAATTAGCCGAGCCACATGGATTCAGCGGATTGCAATTTGACGAATACATTCAATTTAGTGAGGATGTTACTGATAAATCAATGACTAGATCTCAACAGGTTGTTAAATGGTTTAGGAACGAATGCATAGTTAGGGGAGTTCAACCTAAGAATGCTGGATATGACAAGTCTGGTGCTGGTGGACCTCTTGGTGACTTTATATCTGTTGCATGGTCTAAAGATGTATTTGGTCTACAATTCGGTGGTAGGGCATCAGAAAAGCCTGTTAGCGCATACGATCCAACTCCAGCACATGATAGATATGTAAACCATGTTTCTGAAATATGGTACTCAGCTAAAGAGTACATGAGGACTGGTCAGATAAAAGGTATCGGTTCAGACCTTATGGTTGAAATGTGCCAACGTAAACTTGATCCTAATGGAGAAAAGAATCTTAACCTTCGCATTAAAGTTTTACCAAAGACAGAAATGAAATCCAGGTTTGGTATGTCCCCCGACATTGCTGACGCAGGAATGGGTCTATTAGCTCTCGCAAGAGAAAGATTGAATCTTGATTCATCTAATGCTACAAAAGCCTTAAATCCAAGTAATCAATCAACAAGTAAATCTTGGAAAACACTATTTGGGAAATTTGATATTTATACAAAACGAAATTCATTTATGTAGATGAATAGAA